TTCTGCAATCCCATTGCTTCTCGGTTCTCAGTCATACTACGCATCAAGCGTTCCGGACCCGTTGGTCCAACATCCGCTGCCGCTCCATCACGAATACGAAGGTATTCACGATAGGCGTTTGACAACAGTGTAACTGAGTTCTGCAATTCTCGATTAGCTTGAGCTTCACCTTCTGTACCACGAGCGTTATTCGCGGTGATACGAAGGGCTTCTTGCTGTTGAGCCAAACGAACCACTTCTGCTCTTGAGAAGCGTAAATCTGCAACATCTCCACCGGCAGGATTACTAGGATTATTAGCCGCACTAGGACTTGTTACTGTTTGAACAAGATCACGTACAGACCCAGGCAATTGTTGCTGAGATTGTAGGATGTTATTCTCAAGCCGACGGCGTTCCTCAATGATCTCTGCATTTTGACGATTACGTTGATCACGTTCATTGCTCAATCGTTGAGAAAGAGCAGAGTTCGCATCAACAGCCAACTCACGATTGAGTTGTTCTTCCATTGCTCGACGTTGGGCACCCATTGCTCGTAGAGCTTGTTGGAAAGCTTCAGGGCTAGTGTTAGCACCTCTCATGCCTTCTTCAACAGCACCTTGCAATCTGTCAAACTCCCGATTGAAAGCTTGACGTCCTTCAGGACCACGGAACTCTTGTCGTACCTCACCAGCACTATTGGTTGTTCTAAAGGCTTCTTGAGCCTTGATCGCATCCGTTAGACGCTGTTGATCAGCACGAGCTTGAACTCGTAATTCCTCGGCAGCAGATGCTTGAGCCGCAGCACGTCGTTGAACAGCTTGTTCAAGATTGTTCTCTTCGCGTGTCAAAGCTTGCATTCGACGTTCTAGTTCAGCAAGATTGACTGTATAGCGAACGATACCGTCGCTCGGACCTTGACCAGTACGAGCTTGGTTCTGAGCAATCTCTCTTGCGGAATTCGTTTCAAGGTCGAAACGTTGTTCCGTCAAGCGACGAATTTCCTCAAACTTCCGACGGGCTGATTGAATGCTTTCATCATCACCCTTCTCAAGAAGTTCTTGAGCTTGGCGACGAAGAGTAGACACACGTTGATCGACCAATCCTGTTTGGGAGATCGCTTGTTGCATTCGCAATTGATGCAACACTTGTTCCTGATCACGTGCTTGGAAATTATCAAACGCGATTGGTTGAATAACTTCAGGGGCACGACCAAGAGCAGCAAATCCTCGCTGGAAAGACGAAGACTCATCACGATCAGCGAACGCCAGTTGTCGGCGTTTGCTTTGCTCAATCATGTTCTCTGCTTGACTGATACGAGCAGAAAGATCACTTACTGCTTTCGCAGATTCGTCAGTCACAGTGCGGAACGCTACCTTGACATTCTCAGTAGCGGAATTGGTTAAGGATCTTGCACCTTCCAATTGTGCATTCAAAGCTTGCCGTTGAATCCCTACCGCAGCCAAGAGAGGACGAGTGGCTTCCTGATTTCGTCTCTGGAAATCAGTAGTGTCACGTGCGTCACGAGCAAGATTAAGGCGTTGTTGTTCCTTAATTACTTCTTGCATCGCAGTGGCTTCACTTCTCAAACGTTCAACAAGAGTATTAACCTCTTTATTGAGTTCGTTGAGGAGGTTCTTCATAATGAGGTATGAAGCCACACCCGCGGCAATGATTGGGATACCTGAAGCCCATGCAGCATTCATTGCCAAAGTAGCTGTTGCGTTAGCTCTTTGAGCTAGAGTCAAGGTAGTGGTTGCAGCGGCTTGTCCTCCAACTGCAACAGTGTTAACAGTCGCAGCAGCAGTTCCAGTAACTTGGGCAGTGGTAGCTTGGGCACTGGACGCCGCTAGAGCTTCCATTGCAGCAGCATCAAGAGCAGTAGTAGTTGCTTGAACTCCTGCCGCTGTAGATGCTTCAAGCGTGATCGCCGCCATTGCTGTTTGAGCAATCGTCTGAGCAGTTGTAGCAGCAGTCGCTAACAACATTGCCGACTTGTAGATTGCAAAAGCTTTGACGAGAGTTCCTAGATCACCTCCAAACAAGTTAAGAACAGTAGAGCCTTGTGCAATGACTGCGGTGAGCGATGCACCCGCAGACACGAGATCCTTGATTGGAGCAGACACTTGTTTGACGGCGTTCGCCAGTCCACCAAATGGTTCTCCGATCTTATTCAACTGAGCAACGATTACGTTACCGAAATCTAGGAAGTCATTCTGGATTGCATTGAACTCTTTCTTGAGCTTAGCACCTGGACTTTCCAAGGCAATGACGTTCGCTCGATCCGCGGAAGGACCAGCATTGCTGATCTGATCGATTGCACTTCTCAGATCACTTAATCCACCGCCAGACGTGGCACCGAGGGCACCGCGAAGGGCTCGAACGTTAGTGAACAATTCACCAAGACGATCTCCACCTTTACCTGCTTCCTCGAATAGTCTTTCCAAGACATTGGTGAAACCCAAGGTCTGGATCGCAGCAGTACCGCTACTGAAGCCCCACGACTCAATTAGTTTCTTCATCTCGGCAGAAGGCTTGATTAGCCCCTGCATCAATGCACCAATTTGAGTCAATGCTTGTGCAGACGAAGTACCTTTGATTGTCAATTGGGACAACAGACCAAACACTTCTTGGCGAGCCACGCCCGCTTGTTCAGCAACAACCAGTGTCGGACCTGCGTTCTGAAGATCAGTCGCACGGAATTTACCAATCTCGATTGCCTTGAACAATTCGTTTGTGATTGTAATGCCTTCCGACAACGATGTGTGGTAGGAGTTCATTACAGAGGCAACGACGTTGCCAGCAGTTGTCATATCCGTAACAGCGATTCGAGAGAACCGAGTAAGGATATCAGTGAATGCTGTGACGTCTGCACCAGTCTTGATGATCTGGTTAGAGAAACCCTGATAAATGGCTTCAGTGACACTTATCTGACTTTGGCCAGAAGCATCAGAAGCAGCACGAATTCGATCCGATAGATCACTGAAAGACAAACCGGACTGTTGAGCAATAGTTCGGATTTCGCTAATCTTCACTTGTAGTTCAGCAGCTTTGCTGATAGACTGTTGCATCGAGGTGATAATTTCACCGAACACTCGGTGAACGATCTGAATCTCGATGATTTTCATGAACTGATTAAAGGACAAGAAGAGGCTTTGTCCTGCTCTTGCACCTTGTTCACCAGCCTGTTGTGCTGATTGGCCCATCCCGTTGAAAGCAACCATGACCTTCTGGATCTGTTGTTGAACCAGAGCAAGATCACTATTACCCTTGGAGAAGTCTCCAAGAGGGTTGGCCTTCGTTGCGGACAATACTTGATTGAACTGATCCGCAGTAACTTTCCCAGATGCCAATGTGCGAATCAAACTATTGATTGCACCTTGATACGCCACTACCGAAGAAAGACTAGCTTTCTCCGGCACAGGGAAAAGGTTAGTAACGGATGTTCGGATATCACCTAGCTGACTTGCAGGGATAGCCCCTTTAGGAGCCTCTGGGGTCGCTGCCGCAGCTTGTTTCTTCTGTTCAGCAGTGATTCGTTCTTGAACTTTCAAGACGTCGAACAACGCTGCTTGAATCTTGCCACGAATACCGACTTCGACTTCCGCAACACCTTGTCTCATCTTCTCGAAGATGTCTTTGGCGATTGTAACATTGCCAGTATCACCACCGATAGCTTTCGCGAATTCCGCTTTCGCAGAAACCGCAGCTTCGACAAGACCAGCCTTCATTCCTGTGGTATCAGGGATGATACCTTTCAGGAAATCCGCGGAGTTCGTTACACCTTTACTGAAATCCAAGTCCTTAGCTGCTTGAGCAAACTCCTTGAGCTTGGCAGTGGACATTGTGATCTTTTGGGCACTTGCTTCCCAAGCACCATTGACGTTCTGAAGAATACCCTCAATCTTCTGACCGGCAGCAGTTGTAGCCTCGAATCCGGCTCGAACCGCATCACCTTCTTTGTTCATCTTAACATAGGTGATTGCGGTCTGTTCAACAGCAGCAGTATGCTGCTTTAGCATGTTTGTGACTTGACTTAATGCCGCAATAAGATCACTGGCGTCAAGACCAAGCTTGTCTACATTATCAGCCATGTTGTGATCCTTATGACAAAGTTAGTCTTTGACTGCGATTAATGACACTCAGTTTCTTCCGAGCAACCGATGTACCGTTCACCGTCACCATTGTCTCTGCAAAGAAATCCGAGACTTTCGGCAACTTCTTCAGTCCTTCAGTCTTCATATAGTTCAAGAACGTCAATCTCCCGATAGAGAAAGCGTTCCACGGTGAACTAGGAGTATGAGGATTGGCAAACATGTCATTCATGTTGAAGTAACTGATTGCCACATTGAAGTTGAAGTTGTAGATGAAATCTTTGTTAGAAAAGATTTGCTCAGGTTGTGTTGCAAAAGCTCGACCGGATTGGGGAGTCTTTAGAACTTTCCGTTTCCCGTCTTGGTAGTATTCACCACCTCCGGGAAGCTGCGACCCTAATCCTTTTTCTTTTCCTTCTCGAATGTGTCCTTTGAATATTGATGCCAACGTTAAGAACACGTCAGCTTTCGTCATTTTACCAGACGCCATAGCTTTCTTGACGATCTTGGCAGAAGACGTACTTCCCGCAATATTGACGCCAATGGCTTCTTCAATATTGCGGAAAGCACCTCTAACAAACCCTGTTCGTACCGGGATAGCTCGAACGGCAGCCGCGACGAAAGCACGTGCTGCCATTCTCATTTGACGTTGAATCTCTAAGTCGAGAGCCTTGGAATACCGTCCAGCATCCAAGTCAAACGACGTTAGTTGAGCGGAGAAGTTCATAGTGGCATCCTTAGTTTCGCAAACTCAATCTTTTCTTTCATCATCTCATTTTCACGAAGATGATGCCAAGCGATTAAGTCTGCTTGAGCATCCACACTTAGATCTTCCCAATTGTCACCGACTATGCCTGGGGGACGGATTCCCCAATTTTCGCAGGCTCGCCAGATTGTGTAGTCAACGGTTCGGCTTGGTGGGAGGATGAAGCTTCCTGTGCTTCCACCTCTCCAGCTAAAAAACGATCCATCGCCTCTTTGATCTTCCCATCACTGAGGCAATTCGCTTCAAGCACGGCTCGAAGAATACGTTGCTGCTCCATGTCGGAGAAGCCAGAATCCGCCAGTTCCTTGGAGTATTCACTCCAGGTGTTGGAGTCTGCAAGATCAACTTTCTCCCATTCCAGACCTTCAGTCACGGACATGGATTTGATGATCATCCAGGCGGTCTTTTTCTTGCTGTACTCGTTGACTTGAACGATGTACTTTGGCGATTCGTAATCCGGTACTCTTGCTCCACCCTTCACGATCTTGATCGGAGGAGTGGGTAGCGGACACACGGCATCGAATTCCGAGTAATCCAAGATTGCAGCGAACTTGAGGATGATATCCTCCCCATTCGCACGCGGAATGGGAAGGATAACGATGTTACGTTCGGAAATCTTCTTTCCTTTGATCTTCATTACTTACCCCGTCAAGAAAATGTTACGTTACACGTACAACTGTGGCTTCCGTCACGTTGCACTTACCAGTCACGGCGAACACGCCCATCTTGAGATCGTGACTAAAAGATTCATAGCGGAAGTCCGTCAATGTGACGATTTCCCGCTTCTGGTCCGAACACGGTGGATCGTATTCGATCTCGATATCCACAGCATATGGTTCGCAGGTATCTTCGGCGGAAGTAACCCAATCCGAAGCTTCACCGCGTTGCTTGAGAGCGTCTTCGATTGTCGGTGGTTCACCAGTGTCAGCACGGATGAATTCCCACAAGGCGTCAAGCTTGACTTCCATCGGTTCATCTTGATCGAGGCGAACCGTATCGAGGACGTTACGATTGCGGATATATTTCATATTCCGCTTCTCATCGTAGGTCAAGTTGCCGTCACCGATATTGATTTCAATCTGGTGAGGAAGACCAACGATTGTCGCGTTATCCGCAGCCGCGGCCACTAGAGCCGGAGAGATTGTGATTTGCTTGGTAGCACCCAACGTCTCACTATGAGCAGTGATTTCGTACAGAGTGGTATCAGCACCGATAGTGATAAGATCACCCGTAACGACTGCACCAGTGTAGCCGTCAACCACGAGAACCGAATCACCGATCACATACCCAGAGGGTTGATTGACAGCACCGGAATTCGTGGTGGTCAATGTGGAAACGGTGATCACCGCATCATCTGCAACACTGGCAGTTAGTGCCGGGGTGAAGGTAATGCTTGTGGTGTTACCGAGAGTTTCACTGTGGGCCGAGATCGTGTAGAGAGTGTTCTGACCAGTGATCTTGAACTTATGGCCAGTCGTCACAGCGATCACGAAACCATCAACTGCCATCGTTACCGCACCAGCAGAGTAACCAGCACCGTTGTTCACAGCACCAGTACCGTCGGTGGCAAACGTATCGACAGTAATAACAGCGTTGTCCGCGACAGTCGCGGCGAGAACGGGAGTGAACGTGATACTCGTGGTATTACCAAGAGTTTCAGTGTGGGCGGTGATTACGTAATCCGTATTATCACCAGTGATCTGGAAGTGATTGGTATTGGCAACCGCTCCAGTGAACCCATCAACGATCATGGTACCGACACCAGCCGCATAACCACCCGGTTCATTGATGGCACCTGTGCCACCAGGACCAGTATAACCATCCTTGATGCGAATGATTGCGTGTCGGAGATCAATCTGAGCCATTTAATAATCTCCAAAAAGAGGGAATCAGGAATCCTGATTCCCTCTTGAAAGGTTAGTCGATACGCGAAACAGTCGCTTCAGTTACGTTGCATTTGCCGGTTACGGCGAACACGCCCATCTTGAGATCGTGGCTGAACGACTCATAACGGAAGTCGGTCAGCAAGACGATCTCGCGTTTCTGGTCGGAACACGGCGGGTCGTACTCGATTTCGACATCGACGGCGTAGGGTTCGCACGTGTCTTCGGCGGAAGTGACCCACGTACTGGCCTGACCGCGTTGCTTGAGGGCATCTTCGATGGTGGGCGGCTCACCAGAATCCGCACGAATGAACTCCCATAGTGCATCGAGCTTCACCTCCATAGGTTCGTCTTGGTCGAGACGAACGGTGTCAAGAACGTTACGATTGCGGATATATTTCATATTCCGCTTCTCATCGTAAGTGAGATTGCCATCACCGATGTTGATCTCGATGCTGTGAGGCAAGATCGTGATAGCTGCATCATCCGTGATTGCATCACCGAGAACAGGCGTGAAAACAATACTGGTAGTATTGCCCAGGGTTGCCGTCTGACTTGTGACAGTGTAGACGGTGTTGGTGGAATCCGTGGCGACTGTGAAAGTATCACCCACGGCAACCGTTCCAACGAAACCGTCCACAGTGATGGTGCTGACACCTGCCATGTAGCCAGCCATGTTGTTGACAAGACCACCGGCCTGACTAGGACCAGCATAACCATCTTTGATGCGAATGATCGCATGACGAAGATCAATTTGAGCCATGTTGTTTCTCCTACGTTTTCAAATACATGTAGTACGAAGCTTCCACAGTGGATTGCTCAATCTCTACTGCGTCTTGGGTTCGTCCAAAGTAGTTTGTGAAGATCCCGGATTTGTTATCCACCCTCAGTTGCAAGCAACCAAGTAATACGTCTTCGTCATCATCAACGCCATCTCCGAACTTGAAGACGGAGATATTGTTAACAAGAGAAGACATGACGATCCCCACAATCTGCTTGTGGGTGTAAGTGTCTTGCCGATTCACAACTGAATTAACAACGAAGTTGATTTCGATATCAAGACAGAAGAGGTTTCGACTGTGTTCCTTGATGAAGGGTCCGTTCCAGCGTTGTTCAACCCAATCAGTCACGTTTTTCGCGTTGGATTTCTCTCGACTGAGAGCTTCCACGTAAAAGACAAGACTGTTGTCGGTCTCTAATACTTGTTTGAAGTATGTCGTGAGAGACGCTTGAATCCAGCGAGCCCAATTCTTATTGATCATTGTCCGTTCCTTGCTGGATGTTGAAATCCTGGAAAACGTTACATTCAAGGATTTGTTGAGGCACTTCACCTACCGTTTCTACCAACGTTAGGAGATAAGCCAAACGGTGATCAAATCGTTCTGCCGATTTAATCTGATATCGACGGCTCTCGAACACTGTCGAACCATCGACGATGAATTCAAAATCTTTAGGCACGTCATTGACATCGACGATCACGATCCGGGTATTGATGTCATATTGGGCACCGTAACTGAACGGCCTGTTCGCCGCTAAAAACGAATGTTCGTAAGCAAACTTCCGTGAAAGAGTAGAAGGAAGCAGAATTGCTTTCTTAATCCGAACGACTGTCCGTGTAGTGGTTCGGGCACCATTCTTCGGATCAACCGTGTAGGTCGCATTAGTATAGACATCCAGAGGATACCCGTAATCCTTTTTCAGTTCATACAGTAGCTCACGGATATATCCGAGGCTATTTATGCGAGCCATGTCTTTCGCCTTTCAAGTGACCGATTTCCATTGCCAACCCGTCAACTCTGCGTTCAAGATTGTTCAAGGAGGCTTCAACCTTCACCTGAACACCAATGGAACTAGATGTGATCCCAGCATAGTTATCTGTGATGACGGTAATCTGTTCCTGGAATTTTTCTGAGATTTGTTCAATCTTCAGTTCGAATGCTTTCAGAATTTTCTCTTGCCGGAGATTGTTATCCCGGATGTGTTTCAAGAAAAGCATAACCACAATGATGACCGCTGTAGCTGTACCACCTTGAGACACCGCTCCCCAATCCGCGTTCTCTATTCCGAATAGAAACATGGCTTTTCTCCGTAAAAGAGACCCACGGATTGCTCCGTGGGTCTGGTAGGGATCTTAGCCGTACATTACTGCACCGAGCTTGGTGTCGAGGATCGCGATACCGCACAGCATATCCAGGGTAACGAGGGTACCCTGCATGGAGCCGTTGTAGCTGATCGTCGCACGAACGGACAGACCGTTCAGATTGACGACTGCACTGCGGGCACCGAGACCTTCACGTGGCAGAGCGAGCGGACGAACAACCAACGCCAACGCATTACGGTGGAAGGCGAAGTTGTAGTCACCGACCGGGCCGACGTCGATGTTGTCGTTATCAGCCAAGCTGACCACGAGCGGACGATCCAGGAGGATGGTCTTGCCGGAGGTATCGACCTGGATGATCGAGTAGATGTTGGTGGCATCCGTGGTGAACGCAACCATCTGCCCGACGTTCGGATCTTTCGTGAAGGTATCGTACACGATTGGCTTGGACCAACCGGCAGCGTAACCCGCGGCGAAGTTGACCTTGCCGGGGACATACGACACAACCGCAGCCGCGGTGACAATCGTGGTGGCCAGGCCAGGGCTGACCGTGATCTGGGTGGTATTACCCAGGGTTTCGGTGTGAGCCGTGATACGTTGCGGCGTGTCATCGCCCGCAATGGTAACCCACGCACCCGTGGTAACGGCACCAGTGAAGCCGTTGACCGTCAGAACGGTCGAACCAGCCGTCAAGTTGCCACCGTTGATCGCACCCGCCAAGACGTCGCTAGCACCAGCGGCGACAGAGGGATTGTTCTGGCACATGAAGATATCATAGCCGAACTTGCGACCGAGCGAAGCTTCCCGCAACGCCGTGCCGTCATCACTGACCTGATTGGCCGAGGTGAAAGCCGCATTCTGGAGGAAAGCGGTTTCGCTGTTCGGAGCCAAGATCAGGTTACGACCTTCGACGTAAGCCTTCTGGAGGTTCTGCTTGTTGCGAACGCCAGTGAGGTACGTGATTGCGTTAGCACTGGACAGGCTACCCAAGTGACCGTAGCTGACGCCCAGGAAACGGTACGCCTGACCGAGCAAGATCTGGTCGATGATGCGGGCCTGGGCGAGCATGGCGGGAGCCATGTACTCGTCAACGAGGCTCTTCATCGACTTCGATTCCTCACCGTCCTTGATCATGAACGAGGTGTGGATGTGCTGATCCAACGGCACTTGGACGTTGGTCGCGGTCGCGTCTTGAATCGTGACGGAGTCCGCATTGGTCTTTCGCTTGGCCGAGAACTCACCGGGCCGGCGGGTGTTGACGGTGTCACCGAAACGTTGAACAACGTTCTCAAAATCTCGGTGGACGAGATTGCCGATGACCATGTTCTCTTCGAGAATGGCCAACGATTCGTTCGCCCAAAACTGAGGAACGAAAGCCGTCAACGTGTTATCATAGACGGCCATGAACGGACGAGCATGTTGAATGCAGATCATCGTTTACTCCCTAATCCTAGTTTCTTGCGATTCGCACGATACTTTTCCGGATCCCGAAGGATCGCGTCCATATCTTGCGTACCGCCTTGGCCTGGAGAACCTGCGGCTCCCAGACCTCCAACCATACCGGATTCGAACAAATTCCCGAAACGTTCGGGAAGTTCCTTCATCCGCTTAACAGTGTCCTCGATTGTCAAATCGAGTTCAACATCCTCGTTCTTATCGTTCTTGTCCTTGAATTTGATCTTCGGTTGATAGCCAATGACGGTCTTACCGTCCGGGCCAAGAACGCTGACGAGTCGAGTTTTGGGCATCAGAAGTTCCATCAACTGCTCATCGCGAAGCACTTTGTGAACGCGAGCAGCCTGTAGAATCTGATTCCGTGTCGTCTCCGTGGAATACATGTTCTTCCACTCATCCCGCTCCTTGGCGGTGGTTTCATGAGTGGATTTGAATTCCTTTTCTTTCTTTGCCAATTCCTGCTTGGCACGTTCTTGTTCCGTCAAGAGCGAGTTGTTGAGGGATTCGAGCTTCTGCTCAAGATCGGCCTTCTGTTGTTCCGTCAATTGGTGAGTTTTCTTGAACTCTTCCATTTGACTCATCGTCTGCTTCACCTGATCTTGGTGTTTGCGACGATCTTCCGCCAACATCTTGTTCACCTGTTCTTGGGTGAATGCCTTACCAGCAGGCGGTTGGTTCGGATTGGGCGGCGGAGGCGGAGGCGGCGGGGGAGGCGGCGGGGGCGGTGGATTTTGTCCATCACCATTGCCTTCACCAGCACCCTGACCTTCACCTTCGTACACTGCAAACCACGGACGAGCGTAAATCGACAAAAACATGGAAACTCCTAAGATACCCTACTGATTGAAAGGTTCTTGCCACTTCGCAGGAAAGGCTTTAGTAACTTCCAAGCTGTGAAGCTCGGAATGCCGGCTGCGACATGTTCAAGAGCAAATGCACGGTCGTAGGTTGTTCGTGCAGTTGAAAACCCCTGCGATGTCTTAGCTACGTTAACAGCTTCGAGATCCGGGTCAATGTCATCAAGTAATTTGATTGCAATTTCGTATGTTGCAATCTCAATACTTAATGGAACGGAGGAATCAACCTCTGGGGCTACTTGTTGAATCGAACCGTCAGCACTTAGCGTATTGTACCCCGTGGTAGAACGAGGAAACTGATGGCTTTGTGTGGGGTCCGCTTTAACACCCGCGTAATTTAGACTGTCCACAATCCTAGTGGCTTCAATCAAAGCTTTCTTTCTATCATCCGGGAAAGCATCAACCCACGGTTGATTCCGTAACTTCCGCATGAAGTAAAGATTCGCTTGAGATAGCGTTCCGTAGCTATCAATAATATCACTTGGATCAGTGATATTAAGACCAACGTATACTGATTGGCCGACAGAGAAAACACTTAGGATGGCTGGAACTGTGATTGCTGGAACAAATAGCACTACTGTTGCTTGTCGTACACCAAATACGTTATTAACGCTTGGTTGTTTCGACGGAACAAATAGTACACCCGTCGATTGTCTAATCGAGAAGGCATTTGAAGCAGCAGCTTGTTCGCCACCTGTTGCAGCGGTCTCGATAGCAGAAGCGATGATACCTGCAACGATTGCGTATCCCGCGTCCGTGAAGTGGACTCGGTCGGCATAATACGTTGCGTTAGTTTCATCTCCGGATTGACCAATCCTAGTGTCAGTAGTTAGGTCAGCGTAACCATCAGCGAAGGTACGCCATGTACTCAAGAGAAGAGCGTTATACGCCAACCGTTGAGTCTCGAAATCCGATGCTTCACTATCACCACTCGAAGGAGTGATTGGCACTACGACAACTTTCCACCCTGCCGCTCTACGAGCTTGGCAGTACGTGACCATGTTGGCATAGGCTTGGGCACCAGTAGCATGGTTAATGACAATGTCATTTCGACCTTCCCAAGCTACTACTACCGAGCGAACATAAGTGGACGTATTGATAAGACTATCAATCTGCGTCACACCGTCCGCAATCATTTGGATGGTTGTTTGACCACCCACACCAAAGTTCCCGGAATTATGCCAAGCTGTTCCAAGCAAGGTCATAGCTACGGTGGGATACTCATTGCC